GACGATAGAGATCCTGAAGTCAGTGGTAACTACATCGTTTCTAACATCCACCATATTGTCTCAGCCAATAGTCATGAGATGGTACTAGAGCTATCGAAAGGTTCTTTGCCCTTTGGAAGCAACCAAGGACTCTCTGACATCTTAGACGCCTCGGCGACATCTGATATCATCAATGCGGTTGAAACTGGAACTGAGATCCTCCAAGACCTACCCTTTCAATTACCCCCAACGAGGTTTGCATAATGGAAGACTTTATAGATTCAATTCAATTCGTTTGGTGGCAGGGTGTTGTCGAGGATCGAAACGATCCCTTGCAGCTAGGTCGTTGTCGTGTTCGCATTCTTGGGTTTCACCCACAAGAAAGAAGTGCGGTGGCAATTGAAGAATTGCCATGGGCTTTTCCTCTTCAAGACATTACCTCTGCTGCGATGAGCGGCATCGGTCAGTCGCCTGTTGGGCCTGTTGAGGGTACTTGGGTGATAGGTTTCTTTCGAGATGGTGAGAACGCTCAAGAACCTATCATGATGGGCACTATTGGTGGTATTCCTCAGGACCTTCCGTGTCGGAGTGGTCTTGGGTTCTTTGATCCGAATGGAAAGTTTCCTCTGGTTAGCACTAACCCTTTTCAAGATGCGATTAGCGGTCTCAAAATACCATCTGTTTCTGGCATAGCTGATGTACTTGGAGTTGATCCTGCCCTTGTGAGCCAGGCACAAGACATCGCTTCTGGGGCACAAGGTCAAATCGAAACCGCACAAGGTATCGCAACAGATGTACAATCACAGATTGAAAGTGCGGTGGGCGGTTCCATAACAGCAGCAACAGGTATCGTTCCATCAGAGATTGAAGTACAAACTGCTGCGAAGAATATTCTATCAAAGGTTGAAGGACCAATCGACTCGGCAGCCAAAGATGTTCTAGCAGGTGTATCTGGAATCCAAGATCAAGCCGATGCAGTAAAGGATATTGTTGCGAATGCTCAAGCAGATATCCAAACGGCCGCGTTAGGAATCATCGGTAACGTAGAAGGTCTTGATGATATCACGGCCGCGGGCAAAGCAAAACTCAAAGGTGCTTTGGGGGGCATCTTGTCGTCATTGTCAATCGTTGGTTTAGGTATTGAGTTACCCGATGTAGGTATATCAGATGCTATCAAAGCAACTCAATCCAAACTTTTTGATGCTGCTTCGAAAGAAGTCACAAGTGTTTTAGATGGTTTACCAGGAGATAACGCGGTAACGAGTCTACAAGATATCGCTGAAGGAAAAGTCACGGTCCAAGGATCAGAAGTTACCACTCATGGCATCGGCGAACCCGATACGACAAGATTAGCTCGTACTGATGAACAAATAATTTTTGGCGTAGTCAGCCAAACACATCCTGTTGTTGCTCAGAAAACGTCTGTCGATAAGATTGGCGATTCTCTTGGGGTGCCCATTGAGTCAGAAGCGAAGAATTTGACTAAACCAACTAAGAAAACTATCAGACAAATTCCAATAGCACCGGCCGAGGCAAACCTGACATGGTTCGAACCGCCTACAAAAGCTAAGAACACAGAGTATCCTTTCAACCATGTTTTTCAGAGTGAGTCAGGACACATCCATGAATTTGATGATACCCCCGGTTTCGAACGTATCCATACATTTCATAAATCAGGAACTTTCGAAGAGATCCATCCGTCGGGGGATCGAATGGTCAAGGTTGTGGGTACGGATTATGAGATTGTCCATAGAGATGATAACTTACTGGTCAAAGGCGACCTGAATATTACGGTAGACAAGGAAGCTCATATCCTTATTGACCAGAGGTTAGACATTGAAGTTACAAACGGAACTCTACAGATAAATATATTGAACGGTAATCTGAACGTTCAGGTGAAACAAGGCAATGCCAATGTATTTGTCGGGGGCGATTTGTCAACGGTAGTAGCTGGAAACCGATTAGATAGAACTGCAGGCAACCACACTATCGAGTGCGGCGGCAACTTCAATGTCAGAGCTGGTCTTGTAACTATCATCGGTGCTACGATAAACCTCAACTAAGGAAGACACTATGCTAGGTATCACGCGAGTAGGAATAGATGTAGCTGGAGGAATGATTCTCAACGGCGCTAATGGAACGGTATTCGCAAACGGGCTTTTGGTCGCTGTTCGCGGGTCAACAGTGGTAAGTCACGGTTCTCCCCCCCACTCAGCGGCCGTCATGGTCGGTGCCTCCGCTACCGTGTTTGCTCAGAAGATATCTGTCTGCCGCCAAAGTGACTCTGCTTCGTGCGGCCACACCGCGAGTGGCTCGGCTACTGTTTTTGCAGGATAATCATGGCTCAAATCATCCAATTTCCAGTTGACGAGTTTGCTGTTGTCAAACCACTCCAGACGATTGATCTCACCGATGCTGAGCGTGGTATCGTTGACTTGGTGTTTGGTGACGATGCACTTCAGAATCCAGTGCGACCATCTATCGACAAGGCTATCGCAAGTATCGACCGCGAAGTAGCTTTGTTGAGTCCGTTGTCGGGTGGCACAGGCAACCAAGTCATTCCTACTCGATTCGGTTTACCGGCGCCACCGGGCCCGGGTGGAATTTCAGACACCGACATCTCTACTCTTATCGCGTCTTTGAATTCCCTGCGAACAGAGATCACTCAATACAGAACACATTCGGATCGCGTGAGTGGTTTCACTCTGCCGGTCGGCGCTAACCCGCCATCGTTCCCTGGACTACTTGGAGTCGCTGTCGCGCACAACCTAATCAAGAATAGTCTCGAACCAGAAGGTACACCTGAACAAGACTTCTTCTCTTTAATCTTTGAGACTTTGTTAGGTTCTGCGGAGATTCTGATGAACGGAGCATTGGTCGCTTCGTTTCGTATCTTCGAACGACTCAATGGCGAACTCGATAGTAATATCACCCTCACCTTGAGTGGCGTCGTGGGTAACTTCGTCGTCGGCGAAACGGTCGATAACCTGACAACGGCTGAAACCGCTCTGGTTAGCAAATGGGATCCAGCAACCAACACGTTGACCATCACACAATCGAATCCTGGAGAATTCAATGCGACTGATAGCATCTCAGGACAAACGTCTGGAGCGACCGCTACCGTTGCAACCGTCACCCTACCAGTGTTCGATCCGCGAAACCCTGCTGCGACACCAAAAAGTTCTTATACCGCTATTTTAGCAGCGGTAAACGTACTCGTCGGACCCATAGATTCCCTACCTAATATAGACGACAGCAATTACTTTGAAGCTCTGGACTTCATCACGAAGTTCGGTCTAGCACAGACGATTTCGAGTCTGGCCGAGAATGATTTGTATGCTCGTTTCTTGTTCAAGGAAGTCAATGGCACGGATGAATTGAACCAAGAGATTGAAAATCTTCTCGAAGAAGAAGATTCGTTTGATTCTAGTTTTGAGTTTATTGGTCTTGAAGTGAACTGATCCCATAATGATTACAACATTGATAATAGCTGGCATTGGCTTGACTGATTGGATGAATCTAGGTATCATTGCGGGTACACTTCTAGGTGGTATCTCATTGGGTTTTATCGTCAAGAAGATCAAGACATGGATCGCCAAGAAGAAAGATAAAGTCACTTGCGACCAAGAGCTAGGTGAAGATTCAACACGGTTACTTGGAGACGGCAAGAACACTCACCAAGAAATCAACGAAGTCTTGAATGAACTTCGTGTGGTACTCAATGCCGAACGCGGTCAGATCGCTCAGTTTCATAACGGCGGCGACTTCTTAGACGGCAGTCCTGTCAAACGATTCTCGATATCTTATGGTTCTTTCGACAGCACCGTAAAACCTATGGCACCACAGATGCAGGGAGTCTTGGTGTCTCTATTCTGGGATGTCATTCCTATCTTGAAAGATAATCGAGCTGTTGGTCGTATAGTGTCTGAACAACCCGAAGGGTTTTTCCGATCAGTCTTAGAGAACAACACTGTCTATGCGTTCGCTGCTCTACCCCTCAGAAAATGGCACGCTAAGTGTAAGAAATCACAGATTATTGGATTCGTACTGGTCGAATGGGGCACCCAAGAGTCCTATGAGAGTCAGACCGAGAACCATATCAGGGCTCAACTTCGTAACGCACGTTCAGTTATTGAAGTACATTTGACCTGAAAGATAGCATAAGCCATATACATATTCGGTAATGGAATCGCCTTGAGAGGACTGACGTGGCTATCAACAATCCTGACGAAATCAATGACCTAGTAGGACTCTATGAGTCCGATGCAGGCATCACGACTCAGAACAATGTCGGTGTCGGTGGAACTCCCCAAGACGCGAATCTTTGGGTGAACCAAAAGCTGCTGGGCCCGCCACAAAATTTAATTCAGGCCACAGAGACTAGTATGCCAGCGTTTCGGGCTACAGCCACGCCAAATATCTCACCTGCGGTCAGTTTCGACGGGGTAGACGATCTACTCAAGACGCTCACCAGTAACTTCTTTTTCCTGGCGTCTCACACGATAGCTATGGTGGTCAAATTCCCACCTAATCTACCTCTCGTCAACCCTGTAACTCTAGCTCAAGTGACTAGTCTCAATGCGTTGGGTGGTGAAGTCCTACGAATTACTATAGCAGGTAATTTGGAATTACAAACGGAATCGGGCCCGACTACGATTCCAGCGGTGAGTATTCCAGAAGGTAGCGGCTGGTCATTCGATACATGGGCGGTGGTTGTCTGGACCATCGACAACTCATTCTCTCCGAATCAACAAGTTACTTTGCGTATAGATCAAATACCCGTTGGAACCGGGTTCTTTCTTACCCCGAATAATATTGCAGCTCCCAACGGGTTGTCTCTTGCGTCGTTTGAAGATGGTACTGAGTCAGCAGATATTGAAGTCGCTTCGGTTGCCGTGTACAAGCGAAAGCTGAGCGGAATCGAGATCATTGATCTAGAAGATTTCTTGATCGACAAATATTTCACGATTGCTCCGCCTCCACCACCACCGCCACCAGCAGTTCTTCCAACTCTACCACCACGTTCAGGTATAGGGTTCAAAGCAAAGACACCGCGTTTTGCTGATCTGGATTTGGATTTTGTCGCTAATCCTATTACAGGTGATCTGTCCCGTAAGCTAGATGAAGAAGCAGTTAAACGTGCTTTGAGAAATTTAATTCAATTGAATCGTTATGAGAAACCATTTCATCCTGAAATAGATCCTGGTGTAACCAGTTTGTTGTTCGAACTTATCAACCCTGCTACCGCAGTTCTTTTGCAAAGACGTATTGTTGAAATCGTAAATCATTATGAACCAAGAGTGGAATTATTGGCGGTTAATGTAGAGGATCAGCATGAAGAAAATCTTTACAATGTCAGTATTGAATTTCGTGTCGTCAACGAAGATAACAGTATTGTGGTCAACTTTTCACTTACGAGATTGAGATAATGGCAAACGGAAACCAAAAGAATATTCCTATAACTGATCTTGACTTTGATTCGATCAAAGCAAATCTAACTGAATTCCTTAAGGATCAAGATCAGTTCAAAGACCTAAACTTCGAAGGCGCTGGAATCAATATCATGTTGGATCTTCTAGCAGCGAACACCCACTATCACTCGTTCTACATCAACATGGTAGCGAACGAGATGTTCATTGATAGTGCTGTAACGAGAGATGCTATTGTTTCGTTGGCCAAACATCTAGGATATACACCACGTTCGGTGATCTCGGCAACTGCTCGCGTGAGAGTAATTTCGGCAACCGATCCTTTCCCAAGTCAGACGAATAAGTTTCTACCACCAGATACAATCTTTCAAACTACTATTAATGGAACAACTTTCAACTTCGTTAATCTTGCTCCCGCTGAGTTTATCGAAGATACTACAACTGGTGAATTCATTATCGAAGAAGTTTTCATTCGAGAAGGATCACACCTTGACTCAGCATTTGTTGTTGATGTTCAAAATCCTGATCAGAAATTTATCATTTCTGATCCTGCGATTGATACGACTACTTTGATAGTTCGCATTCAACGTTCGATTACAGACGTGACAGGTGCAGACGAACCTTGGCAATTGATTGAAGATTTGATCGAAGTAGATGGCGACGATGCTGCATATCAACTACAAGAAGTTGAGGGTGGTTTCTACGAGTTAATCTTTGGTGATGGTATTGTTGGTCGAGCATTAGAAAATGGTAACGTAGTCGTCGTAGATTGGTTGTCTGGAAATGCTGATGCACCAAACGGTGCAGGTATCAACGATTCGCCACAAGGTCGTGCGTTTACAGTCGCAGGTAATTTCGATGTTGCTGTATTAGATGCTGCTGCTGGTGGTGCTGTACGAGAGCCAATCGAATCTATTCGATTCTTTGCACCATTGAATTTTCAAGCACAAGAAAGAGCAGTTACATCCGACGACTATGCGGCTATCGTGACCCGTGACTTCCCTGATATTGAGTCCATCTTTGTATTCGGCGGTGAAGATATCGACCCTCCTCAATTTGGTAAGGTATTTATCTCCTTGAAACCGGTAGTTGGTGTGACAATCAGCGATGCTGAGAAGCTAACTATTGCTAATACTATCTTGAAACGACGCAATGTAGTGAGCATCACTCCAATCGTAATCGACCCGGATTTTACTTTCTTGATTGTCGAAACTGAAGTAAAATATAACCCACGTGCCACAGGTCTATCTCCTTCAAGTATGGAAGAATTGGTAAATCAAATCATTCGAGACTTTGGTGATAATGAGTTAGAGAAGTTTGATCTAAATTTTCGTTATTCAAATCTGGTTTGTGCAATTGATGATGGCGAATCATCTATATTGAATAACTCTACTACCATCAAGATGCAAAAACGGTTTGAACCATCTCTTGGAAGACTAGTGACATATATTCTTGAATACAATAATCCCATCTTTCACCCCGAAGATGGATTCCAGTCCGTCTTGTCGAGTACGTCTTTCGGTTTCTTTGATCCCGAAGTAGGTGAGATCGTAGATGCTTTCTTAGATGATGACGGAAATGGACTCATTCGAACATTCAAACGAGTTGATCTTGAAAAGAGAATCATTAACGAATGTCAAGGCACCATCAATTATGAAACCGGTAAGGTCGAGATAGTCAATTTTCAACCCGAAACTCTACCGGGAGGCATCGACATCTCGGTAACGGTTCGACCTGCTAACTTGGATATCAATGTGCAGTTCAATCAAATCTTATCTATTGATCCCAATGACGCTTCTGCGGTGAACATCACTATCATACCGGACGAGGGACTATAAGTTGCCACATAATCGTTTCGTAACCCGTGATACCCTATCTTCTCAGGTGCCAGAGCAGTTACCTGAGTTTGTACGCTTTGACCACCCAACATTTGTTGCGTTTT